GCTCCCCTGGGCTTCCCTATCTAGAAATAGGTAGTACCAACGCTATTGTGATAAGCGTTGCTAGGGATATTATAATTGAAGCTATTATTGCACGTCTTGACTTGTACTGTGAAGTCGATCTGTGCCAAACTCAGCTTAATGCTAAAGAGCTGGTAGAGTTTGGGTATTCGGACATGGTTCGTACTTTTGTCAAGAATGAACTGCACAAGTTGCAGAAATTAGACGAAGGCCGAGTAAGACTCATTATGAGCATCAGTCTAGTCGACCAAGCGATTGCGAGGATTCTTTTCTCTCCTCAAAATCACTTGGAAGTAGAAACCTGGAGTGACATTAAGTCTAAGCCAGGAATGGGTTTCACCCATGAGCAAACGGGATATTTAATTGACTATGTCAATAATATGTCCCGTATACCCGATAGTTATGATTCTACGGGTTGGGACTTCTCCGTTAAGGAGTGGGAACTGCGTGAAGAAGGACATGCTAGGATTAGACTAGCTGGACAGGCTCATAATTCGCTGTATGCGAAAGTAGTCAATAACGCTGTTTACTGTGTTAGCAGGTCAGTTATCGCATTGTCTGATGGAAGTTTGTTTTATCAAACTATTCCGGGCATTATGAAAAGTGGCTGGCTTAACACCAGTAGTTCCAATTCTCGTATCATGGTACGCAGTGCATTTCACTGCGGCGTGACCGAGATTATGGCTCAAGGTGACGACCACGCTGCCGTTTCCAGCGAAGGCTACGTTGGTAAAATGCTAGAATTAGGGCATGTCATCCGTAAGGAAGATGTGTTATATGATTTTGCATTCTGCTCACACCAATATGGCCTAAACGGCACTTGCCACACTGACAATGTGTTGAAGATCACAGCAACACTTTTGTCTAAGGATGGCGACCTAGGCATGCGAGCAGAGTTATATAATGCCTGGGTGCGTGATATGGATATGCATCCACAATTCCATTACTGGGATGCCCTTGTTAGGGGTACCGGGTATTTGGAGTTGTAAGTCGATACCCAAAGGTTAAGTTGAAAAATTGGCTTCACAACCAAACCTAAACTAGTGAATTGGGTTGCATGGATTTAAATGCC